ACCGGCGCCCTGGCCGCCAGCGTCCGGCACGAGGTAGTCGCCACGCCAGATGGCGTGCGCCTCCAGATCACCGTCGGCAACGACACCGTCTTCTACGCGCCGTTCGTCGAGTTCGGGACCGCTGGGGCGCCTGCGCAGGCCTTCGTTCGACCGGTCGTCTACCGGGACGAGAAGGTCATACCGGGCCGCATCGAAGACAGCCTCTCGACTTCCTGGAACGCCGAATGAACCTCGAACAGATGCTGGTGGCTCTGGCCGCACCCCTCCTGGCGGGCGGTCTGCACCCGAACGGCGCGCCGCAGAATGGCGCCCGGCCCTACGGCGTCTATACGAACGTGGTCAGCCCGACGCACAACACGCTCTCCGACGGGGTGCCGATCCAGCAGGACATCGTCCAGATCGACGTCTGGGCGGACACCTACGAGGGCGCGCTGACCGCCGGAAATGCCCTGGTCGGCGCTCTGCAGGCCGCCTTCGAAGCCGGCACCCTCGCCGGTGTGCAGCGCAGTCGGCGGGGCCGCTACGACCCGGAAACCGGCCTGCACGGATTCCTGTACGAGTTCTCGTTCTGGCATCAGTGATCTTCACAGCACTGACCCTCTGACCCTCACCAGCCGCCCGCGGGCGGCTCTTTTTTTGGAGCAACGCCCATGCCGTCCACCGCACAGGTCGCACAACTCTCGAAGTTCTACATCTCCGGCACGCCGGGATCGAATATCAGCATCACCGCCATCAGCAAGGCGGTCGCCGCCGTCGTCTCCGCCGTCAATACCCTGGCGGTCGGCGATGTGGTCCTCTTCGGCGCCGTGACCGGCATGCCGGAAATCAACGGCCTGCTCGGCATCGTCACCGTCGCCAGTGGTTCGAGTTTCACGGTCGCCATCGACTCGTCGGGCTTCGCCACCGCGGGTACGACGGGCACCGCCACGCCGCAGACCTTCGCAAAGGTCGGCAACGTCCAGGACTTCACGCCGGATGGCGGCACCGCGACGGTGATCGACGTCACCAACATGGACAGCACCGCCAAGGAAAAGCGCCAGGGATTGCAGGACAACGGCAATTACTCGCTGACCTTCGACTCCGACGATACCGACGCCGGGCAACTGCGGCTGCTGGCTGCCCGGGCGGCGCAGGCGGTCGTGGTGTTCAAGCAGACCTATCCCGGCGGTCTGAAGATCCGCGCCTGGCAGGGCTTTGTACAGAAGGTCACCGAGCCCGCTGCCGGCGTGGACAAGGTCCTGCGCAGTTCGGCCACGATCGTCGTCACCGGCCCGATCTTCCGCGGCTGACCTCTTCCCACACACTCCAGAAAGGAACCACCATGTCTCTCGACAAAGCCGCATTGCTCGCGCTCTTCGCGCCCAAGATCATCGACCGGGACGTTCCCGGAGTCGGTACCGTCCGCCTGCGTGAACTCAGCGCGCCGGAAGTTTCCGACCTTCGGGAAGCGTGCAAGACCGAGGCGCAGAAAGCCGATTTCGGCTTCCTGCTCGTCATCGCCTCGGTCGTCGATGACGCCGGCCAACCCACCTTCACCGCCGCCGACCTGCCGGCCCTGCGCGCGTCGGCGCAGTCGCGCATCGGCGAACTGGTCTCGGCCGTCATGACCGTCAACGGCTTTTCGGTCAAGGAGGAATCCGCAAAAAACTAAGGGCCAGCCCGGAGCGCCGGATGCTCTTTCGCCTCGCGCTGGCGATGGGGCGGACGATTCAGGAACTCCGGGCGACGCTCTCCTATGCCGAATTCCAGGAGTGGTGCCTGTACTACCAGATCGAGCCCTGGGGCGAAGACCGCGCGGATCTGCGGGCAGGGATTGTCGCTTCGACGATCGCCAACTATGCCGGGAAGGCTCGCACAGAGGGTGCCGACCCGGCGCTGCCGGCAGACTTCATGCCCTACCTCGAACGGCCAGAGCCGGAAGCCCCAGCCGAGGACCGGCCCCTCACCGACGAAGCACTTGCCGACTGGGCCGATGCGGCCATCTTTGGCATTCCACCGGAGTAAATCATGCTCTCCCTGATCAACATCGAAATCAACGCCAGCGTCGACAAGTTCGAAGCGGCCATGATTCGCTCTGCCGACATCGCCGACGCGAGTATGTCGGCAGCCGCGGCCAACGCCGACCAGTTCCAGACGGCCTTCGACCGAGCTGCCACTGCGGCCGGCCAGTCATCGCAGCAGATGGCGAGCGATTTCGAGGCGGCGAACGATCGCGTTATGGGCGCTGCCGGGAAATCGTCCGAGGCCATTGACAGCATCAACAAAGCGGTCGAAAAGGTGGACGCCAAGTCCTGGAGGGAAAAGATCGCCGAAGCCATCGGCGCCGGTTTCGCGACCGGGCTTGTCGTCGCACAGACCTGGATGGATAAGGTCGAAGAGTTCGTCAAAGCAAAATTGATCCTCATTGGCGTCGCGCTCGCCGCCGGCATCACCGTCGCCGCAGCCTCTGCGATCTATGCCGCGTACAAGATTGTCTCTTCCTCGGTCGGATTCATCGAGGGGTTGTTCACCGGCGACTCCTACCAGTCGGAAAACATCGACTCGGTCATCGCACTGAACAAGGAAGTAAAGACGCTACAGGAAGGCCTCCTGCTGTCCGCAGACCATGCCTCTGCGCTCAACGAAGCCCTGAAGGGTGCCGGCGTCGGCAGCGGCGCGTATGTCTCCACGCTGCAGGCCGCAACCAAGGCGGCACGCACCAACTCTGAAGCGCTGCAGGAACTGGGCATCGAGACGCACGACTACTTCGGCGAGGTGCGATCGTCGGAAGACATCCTGCGTTCCGCAAAGCGCGTGCTGGATGAGTATGCGGACGGCTATGATCGCGCCGCCGCCGCCGCGGCCATCGGAATCGGGAGCTACAAGGAAATTACGGATGCCTTGTCGATCACCAATGAGAAGGTGGAAGAAGCCGGACAGCGGTTGGTCGACTACAACCTCATCATCGGCACCGGCACGCAGGAGGCAGTGACCGCCTACGAGAAGGCCGTGGCCGACTTCAACCGCGAAAGCGATCTGATGGCGCAGGGCTTCAAGAAAGCCATCGCCGACATGATCATGCCGATCCTGACCGACTTGGCGACGTTCTTCAAGGAGGGCTTCCCGATCGTAGTGAACGCATTTCGATACTCGATGGCGACGCTGGTCAGCATCTTCTACGGCCTCAAGGAAGTGGCCTATATCGTCTCGGAAGCGGTCATCCAGTCCTTCAAGGCCATGGGCGACGTGGTCTCGCGCGTCGTCGGCGCCATTGCCAAGGCAGCGACCGGCAACGTCGAGGGCGCGTGGAACGATCTCAAGGCCATTCCAGACGATCTGGGCAAGCGCTGGGACGCCTTCGGAAACAACGTCGTCGCGCAGTCGGTGCGCAACGCGAAGGCGATGGCGCTCGCCTGGGGGGCGGACAACTTCAACGCCGGATCGGCCGCGGACCCAGCAAAGACCGGCAAGAAGTGGTACCCGAAGTCCGAGCCGGACGATAAAGAAGAGCGCTCCTCTGGACGCGCACCGGCATCCCCTGCGGAAAAGGCGAGCGAATACCAGAACTTCCTCAACCAGCTCGACCAGATGAATGCCCGTCTGGAAAGCAACCAGTACGTCATGCTCAAGGTCAAGGCGGCGCAGCTCGCGTGGAAGGAGGGCATTGAAGCGACTACGGCCCTGCAGAAAATTGATGCAATCCAGATCGCCGAAAGCGAAAAATCGGTGAAGGACTACAGCACCCGCCTCGAGGAACAGAATCGAAAGCTGCTCGACGCGCGCGGGCAGATCGGCCTCTACGGCATCGAACTGGAGGCCCACGTCCTGCGCGAGCAGCGGCGAGCCGAAGTCATGGCCCGGATCAACCAGCTGGAAGCGTCCGGCAAACCGCTGACCGACGCGGCGAGAGACGCCATGCTCCAGCATGCCGACGCCGCGGCCAAGGACGCCGAGGCCATCCTGCGCCAGAACGATGCCCTGTCCAGAACCTATGAGATCGGCGCCCAGCGGGCATTTGACACCTACATGGACAACGCCACGAATGCCGCGAAGACGGCCGAGGAGCAATTCACCAGCGCGTACCGCGGCATCCAGGGCGCCATGGCCGACTTCCTGTTCAACCCGTTCGAGAAGGGCGTCCAGGGCATGCTGAAATCCTTCGGCGTGATGCTGCAGCGGATGATCGCCGATGCCGTCGCCGCCGATCTCGGCAAGCGGCTGTTCGGCGCCGTCGGAACACCCACCAGCGGCGGCTGGCTGTCGAGTCTGCTGGGCATGGGATCGCCGACGATGGCCGGCGCCGGAACAGCAACCGAAAACTGGATCGACTCGGGAGGGCTCGGCAAATCTGCCGGCGGACTGCTTTCCGGGATCGGCGGATTCTTCAGCAACCTGTTCGGCTTCGACGTCGGGACCGACTACGTGCCGCGCGACATGCTAGCCAAAGTCCACCAGGGCGAGCGAATCATTCCGGCATCGCAGAACACCGGCAACTACGGCCAGCCGATCCAGATCACCGTGCACGTCAACGGAAACAGCAATGCACCCGATGTGCGCCGGGCCGCCGGCCAGGGCGCACGGGAAGCCATGGCCGCACTGGCAGGAGCCAGAAGATATGCCTAGCTTTCTCGAAGAGCGTCTCCCGATCGACGTCCGGATCGGCATGTCCTATGCCGACGACTACATCGTTCAGATCTCCACCACGGCCGGCGGCGCCGAGTATCGCAAGCTCGTACAGCCCTTCCCGGTACGCTCGTTCCACGTCAACTTCACGACCGACCAGGCGGACCTCTGGGCGCGCGTCATCGCCCTCTATCACCGCGCCTACGGCAAGTTCGCCGGTTTCCGCGTGAAATGCCTGGATGATTTCAGCACAAACAATCTCACCGGCCCGCCGACGCCGACCGACGAGGTGCTGGCGAACTCGGCGACCGGCATCTACCAACTGCGCAATTTCTACGGCACCAACGGCACAGCCCTGGCAGGGGTCGGTTACCCCTGGCGAAACATTTACAAACCCGTCGCCGGCACCGTCGTCGCGGCCAAGAACGGCGCGACGATCAGTTCTGGCCTGACGGTCGACACCACGACCGGCCTGATCACCATTTCCCCGGCGCCGCTGCTCACCGACACCATCACCGCCGGCTGCCAGTTCGACCTCCCCTGCCGGTTCCATTCGCAGATCGAGATCACGGCCATTGACATCGCCATCCGGGATTGCGGATCGATCGACATCATTGAGTTGCTGAACCCATGAAATCCACCGTCGCCGATTACCGCTACCGGGTATTCTGTCTGCGCATCGTGCCGGTATCGGGCAGCCCGGTCTACCTCACCGACTACCCGAGAGACCTCGTGATGGGCGGTCACCCGTATCTCTCCACCTCTGGATACCAATTCACCGGCTACGACAGTCGCGCCGATTTCTCGCCGGCATCGATCGACATCGAGGGCATCGCCGGGGTGGCTGGCATCTCGCGCGCGGCCGTCGCCAGCGNNTGCCCCAAAACCTTCTGCGGTCAGGAGTATGGGGGATGCATGGCCAGTCTGGCGGCCAACACGGTCACGGGCACCCTGACCGGCGTGACCAGCGCCGCAGTATTCGCCGACTCTGGGCGATCTGAGGCTGATGACACCTTTGGAGCCGGAACGATCCAGTTCACGTCCGGCCCGAATGCAGGACTGAAAGCACTGGAGATCAAGAGCTTTGCAGGGGGCGTCATCACGACCTACGAGCCATTCTATTATCTCCCGGTGGTGGGCAATAGCTACAGCATGGTGCGGGGCTGTCGCAAGCGCCTGAGCGACTGTCAGAACAGAGTCGGCGGCAGCAATGTGCTCAACTTCGGCGGATTCCCGTGGATTCCCACGGGCAGCACCTATGCCCAGGTCGGACAGGGCGGACAATGACCACAGACGACATTCTCACTGCAGCGCGTCAGTGTCTCGGCACACCGTTTCGCCACCAGGGACGGTTGATCGGATTCGGCCTCGATTGTGCCGGCGTAGCCATTCACGTGGCGCGGCAGATCGGCGTTGGGCATCTGGACGTGTCGGGCTATGGGCGCAGCCCGGTCAGCGGACAGCTAGAGCGGTCACTGGATGACCAGCCCTGCCTGGAGCGCGTTTCCTTATCCACCAGATCCCCAGGCGATCTTCTGCTGATGCGATTTGCGAGTGATCCCCAGCACCTGGCCATTTGTGCCGGAGAGACCATCATCCACGCCTACGAGGCGGCTGGGCAGTGTTGCGAGCACCGGCTCTCCAGCCTCTGGCAGTCCAGGATCGTGCGCGTCTATCGATTCCGTGGGGTGTCATGAGCGGTGGCCAGGTCGTTGGGGGGCTCGTTGGCGCGGTCGCCGGATTCCTGATTGGCGGTCCGACCGGCGCGCTCTATGGCGCGCAGCTCGGGTTGATGGCCGGCGGACTGCTGAGTCCGCCAAAGGGGCCGACGGTCAATGGTCCTCGTCTGGATGACCTCACGGTCCAAACCAGCACCTACGGGGCCGTGATCCCGCGCGTCTACGGCACCGTAACGGTCAACGGCAATCTCTTCTGGCTGGAGAATAACCGCCTGAAAGAGACGGTGACCAAGAAGAAATCCGGAGGAAAGGGGGGTGGCGGCAAGACGACGACCCGCAC